TAATCTCCTATGGCAACCACTTGGGGTCAAGCATCGTGGGGCGACAATTCTTGGAATACAGAAGTAAATAATATTTCTGTAACTGGGATAGGTGCAACTTTTTCATTAGGTAATTCAGTAGCCTTTCCTAGTAAAGGATGGGGCGGTGAATCTTGGAGTGAAGGTGAATGGGGATCAGTTGGTACAGGAAATCAAATAGTAACTGGTTTTGGTTTATCTGCAAATCTTGGACAAGTAGAACAATCATCAAGTACAGGTTGGGGAAGACTCACTTGGGGAACAAGTGTGTGGAATGGTTATGGTACAGTAATTCCTTCTGGTGTTTCAGCCACAATGGCTGTTGGTACACAAACTTTAATTGAAACAGAAATAAATGCTGGTTGGGGACGACTTGGCTGGAATATAAATGCTTGGGGTATAAGAGGACAAGCACTTGCAAATAATTTTCCAGTGACCATGTCATTGAATGACGTAGTTATTGATAATGAAATTAATACAGGATGGGGTTCAGACGGATGGGGAGTTGAAGGCTGGGGTGCATCTATTCAAGTAGTTAGTGTAACTGGTCAAACTATGACTGCATTTGAAGGTAGTGCAGGTTTATCATTCGATGGAGATTCAAATGTAGATGTTACTGGTAGACAAATGACAGTATCTTCTCCTTCTACAGTAACTGCATTTGCTGCTTTTGTTGCAGAACCTACTGGTCTTCCAATGACAATGACATTGTCATATGACCCTGAAGTTATAAATACTGGAAGTTTACCAATGACAATTGCTTTAGGTACAGCAATTGGAGACAATATTACTATTGCAGAAATATCTGCTAAATCAGCTTCAACATGGGGTCTTAAATCTTCTTGGGGATTTGGAGTATATGGAAATCAACAAATAAATACATTGACTATGTCAATGTTAGAAAATTTCTCTGGTGTTGACCCTGAACCAGATGCAGAAGCTACTGGTCAAGCAATGGCTATGACTTTATCACCAATAAGTAATTTTAATATTACTGGTGATGCTACTACTCGAGTTTTAACAGCTATGGGTTGGAGTGATGCTACTTGGGGTGAATCTAAATGGGGTAATGGAACATTCTTAGCAGTACCAGATGTTACATTTAGTTTAACGGCTAATTTAGGAACAGCTGTATTAGACGCAAATACTATACCTACTATTACAGGTCTAACTAACCTATTTACTAACGTTGGAACATTAACTGCAACAGGTACAGGTAAAGTAATTCCTACAGGAAACTTGTTGACAATGGGTCTAGGAACCAGTACAAATGTACTGATTTGGAACGGAGTAGATCCAGGCACAGCACCAATTGACCCTCCAGGATGGAAACCGGTTGATACTAACGCTGCATAAATAAGTGTTTGACACTTGAATAAAATTTTAATAAATTAAGAACATTGGAGAAAAAATATTATGGCAAACTCTACATCAGCTAGTCTAAAACTTACAGTACAAGCAACTGGAGAAAACTCAGGAACTTGGGGACAAATTACAAACACAAACTTATTAATCGTAGAACAAGCAATCGGTGGTTATGAAGCAGTTGGTATTACATCAGGTGCAACTTTAACTTTTTCTAATGGCGCTTTATCAAATGGTAAAAACCAAGTATTAAAATTAACAGGTACAATTGGAGGAGCAGTTAACGTTGTTATTCCTAATTCTATTGAAAAAACTTTTATAGTTCGTAACGCTACTACTGGTGCTCACGCAGTAACTTTTAAAACTACTTCAGGAACTGGAGTAACTTGGGCTGCTGCTGACAAAGGCACTAAAATGATTTACTCAGATGGAACTAATGTTGTTGATACATTATTTACAGATTTATCATCTGACTACTCACCACAACTTTCAGCTAACTTAGATGCAAATGGTAAAAATATTGCTATTGACACTGCAACAGGTATTATTGATGAAAGCGGTAACGAACAAATTACATTTACTACAACTGGATCTGCAGTTAATGAATTTACAGTAGCCAATGCAGCTACAGGTAATGCACCAAATATTTCAGCAACTGGTGGAGACACTAACATTGATTTAAATATTACACCAAAAGGAATCGGTAGAGCGACTTTCAATGGTCAAGGTAAAATTCAAAGTGTTGCAGAAAAAGTTACTACAACAGCTACAGCAGCTACGGGTACAATCAACTATGATGTGCTTACTCAAGCAGTGTTAAACTACACTACTAATGCAGCTGGAGATTGGACAATAAACATTAGAGGTGATGGATCAAATACATTAAACTCAATTATGGATGCTGGAGAATCTATTACGATAGCTCATATTGTTAAAGTAGGTAGTTCAGAATATAGAAATTCAGCTGTTACAATTGATGGATCAAGTGTTACTCCAGAATGGCAAGGTGGGACAGCGCCAACTGAAGGTAATGCTAACTCATTAGATGTTTATTCATACACAATTATTAAAACTGGAGATGCTGCATTTACAGCCTTAGCAGCACTAACACAGTTTGCATAAGGAGATATAAATGCCTTTATTAGGAACTAGAGCAGCAGGAGCAGCCAAGGGATTTGGTATTACTTCTGGTCAACCAAAACCTTATGCAGCTTCTTACTTAGTCGTCGCTGGTGGCGGAGGAGGAAGTGGAGGAAGTTCTTTCATGCTTGGAGGAGGCGGCGGAGGAGCCGGAGGATATAGAAATTCATATGCATCAGAGACTTCTGGTGGTGGTGGTTCAACAGAAACTCCATTACAAATAACTCCAAACAGAACTTATACTATTACAGTCGGAGACGGAGGTGCTGGCGCTACTGGTCAAGGTTCTGGTCAAGTTATTGGTGGCGCAAATGGAGATGATTCATCAATAGCAGGTGCAGGTCTTACCACAATTACCTCAGTTGGAGGTGGAATGGGTGGAGCCACAGCAGCTGGTTCAGATACCGGAGCTTCCGGAGGATCAGGTGGCGGAGCAAGAAATCAAGGAAGTGGCTCAGGAGGAGCTGGAACTGCTAATCAAGGTTTTGCTGGAGGACCTTCTTCAGGAAGTGGCCCTAGTGGACAAGCTGGAGGCGGCGGAGGAGCCGAAGAAGCAGGAAATACAGATGGTCAAGCATATGGTGGAGATGGCTTAGCTTCTTTTATAACAGGTTCAGAAGTTATTAGAGGAGGCGGCGGCGGAGGTGGTACTCCAGCCAGTCCAGGACCCGCAGGTGACGGTGGCGGTGGAGCCGGCACAACAGATGAAGTAGGAACTAGTGGAATAGCTAATACTGGTGGCGGTGGCGGCGGAGCCGGCGCTAATTCTGGAGTTCCACCTGGAAGTTCAGGTGCAAACGGAGGTTCTGGTGGAAAAGGCGTAGTAATTTTAAGAGTGGCTACTGAAAATTATTCAGGTACAACTACAGGTTCACCAACAGTTACAACATCTGGTTCAGATACAATAATGGCATTTACAGGCACAGGGAGTTACACAGCATAATGGCTACTTTTGCAAAAATAGATGAAAATAATGCAGTGGTACAAGTTGTTAGTGTACATAATAATGTTATCACAGATGAAAATGGAGCTGAACAAGAATCATTAGGTATTGAATTTTTAAAAAATTTATATAATGAACCTAACGCAAAATGGCTTCAAACTTCATACAACACTAGAAGTGGAAAATATTACAATGCTGATGGCACAGAAGGTGATCAATCAAAAGCATTTAGAGCGAATCATGCATGTTTAGGAGGATCTTATGATCCTGTAAAAGATATTTTTGTTGGTATAAAACCTTTTTCAAACTATGTTGGACCCAATGATCAAGGTCTTTGGGATCCCCCAATACCTTTTCCATCAATACAGTCTTACACTGATGAAAATGGAGATGAAAAATTTTGGCAAATAAAATTTGATAATGATAATATAAGATGGTTAGGATCTCACGTTCAAGAAGAATTTAGTTTTGATTTTGTTTGGAATGAATCTAATTCAAGTTGGGATTCCCTAATATAATTATTAAAAAATAAAAAAGAAAGTTATTAATAAAATGAATGTTCCCAACACAAGTTGGAGTTTTAAGTTAGATCATGTGCATACATATGCTTTTGTAGAAAATTTTTTAACAAAAGAAGAATGCGAATATTTAATTAAAACAGGTAAAAAACAATCTTTAAAAGATGCAACCGTCTTCATTGGAAATAAACAACTTGGTAAAAGCTCTGTAAGAGAAAGCAATGTTTCATGGATTTATCCTGACGATGATACCAATTGGCTTTTTAGAAAATTAGTAGATAGTATAACTGCTTTAAATAGTCAATATTTTAAATTTGATTTAACAGGTTTTAATGAAGGGTTACAATTTACAAATTATATAGCTCCATCAGGACATTACGGAGCTCATATAGATAGTTGTTTTAATAAGGCTATTAGAAAATTATCTTTGACTATTCAATTATCAGATCCATCAGATTATGAAGGAGGAGATTTAAAGTTGTATACAGGTTCAGAACCTTTTGTTGCTAAAAAAACTCAAGGTATGCTTTATGCTTTTCCAAGTTATGTTTTACACGAAGTTACTCCCGTTACAGAAGGAGAGAGAAATTCTTTAGTAGGATGGATAACTGGACCTAGTTTTAAATAGTGATGTATAAAAAAAATAAATACGCAGTTGTTAAAAATGCTGTATCAAAAGAATTATCAGAATTTATATATAATTATTTTAAACTAAAAAGAAAAGTTGCTCATACTTTATATACAGATAATTTTATAAAACCTAATACTTGCCTATTAGGAATTTGGAATGATCCTCAAGCACAAAATACTTATTCTCATTATTCAGATATTGTTATGGAAACTTTGTTAATTAAACTTCACTCTTTAATAGAAAAAACAACAGAGCTTGACTTATATATGAATTATTCTTATGCGAGATTATATAAACAAGGTGATATATTAAAAAGACACAAAGATAGATCTAGTTGTGAGATATCTACTACAATCGCAATAGGAGGTGATCCTTGGACAATTTATTTAGAGTCAACAAATGAAGGAAATAAAGAAGTAGGAATAAATTTAGAAATAGGTGATATGTTAGTTTATAAAGGAAATGAATTAAAACATTGGAGAGAACCATTGGAAGGAAAAGAGTGTGGTCAAGTTTTTTTACATTACATAAATAAAAAAACAGAGGGTGCAGATAAAAGAGAATTTGATTCAAGGCGTCATTTAGGTCTTCCTGATGAGTACTGTAAAGTGCCTTTTGAATAAATTTTTAAATTATTTAAAAGAATTTACTTTTCCTACCCAGGCTCAAAAAGATAAAGAACTATGGGATGTTAAAGGTTTTTTAAAAAATAAATCTAATCAAGAATTTAAATTTGATCTACGTCCTATTCAAAAAGTAAAAGATAATATCATTGGAAAAAAAGGACATTTAAATACAAAAGCAGATAAAATGGTTTTTGAAACCAGTGATAAATGGGTTATTATAGATATTGAAGAATTACACGAATATCTTAAAAACAATAAAACAAAAATAGTTTATCTGGATAAAATAATTAAAGAATTTTATTGGAATATTATTGTTAATAAAGAGTAATTAATTTATTTTCGTCAGGAAAATAAACATAATTTATCTTTGAGTTTTTTAGTACAGAAACGGCATCTTCAGGTGTTTCTACTATTGGCTCTCCTTTTAAATTAAATGAAGTATTCATTAAAATAGGTACTTTAGTTTTTTCATAGAATAAACTTAAAAGGGTGTATAAATTTTTATTTTGATTTTTGTTCACTGTTTGAATTCTACATGTATTATCTTCATGAACAATAGCAGGAACTATTTTTTTAGTTTTTTCTTTTGCAGTAGCTGCGTACATCATTTCAGGGGAATATTTTAAATCAAACCATTCTTCTGCATGTTCTTCTAAAACACAACAAGCAAGTGGTCTAAAATACTCTCTTCCTTTAATAGAGTTCATAATATTTTTTCCATTAACAATGCTTGGGTTCATTAATAAACTTCTATTGCCTAAAGCTCTTGGTCCCGCTTCTGCTTTATTTTGATACAGCGCAACTATTTTATTATCTAATAATAAATCTATAACTTCATTAAAAGAACTTTTTTTAATATTTTCTTTTATATTAAGATCATAAACAGGGCCAAGATATAAGGAAGTTACTTTTTCAAAACTGTCATTACCTTGTATGGTATATAAATAATGTTGACATGCTCCAATACTATTTCCTTCATCTCCACATAAAGGATCTACATATATATTATTATTCTTAAAATACTTTTTTAATTTATAATTGTTAACTACATTTAAACCTGTTCCACCTGTAATAATAATATTTTTATTAATATTTTTATATTTATCAATTAAATCGCAAAATTTATCTTCAAAATACTTTTGAGTTTCAAAAGCTAAATCTTCTTTATTATCTATTTTATATTTACTATTTATATTATAATTATTTGTAAAAAAATCATCTTCTGACATATTGTTTCTTAATTTTAAATTAGGCTTACCATAAGCACTTAACCCCATTAATTTTCCTTCTTCATCTGGCCAGCCAAGATAGTTAGATACAGAAGTATACATATGCCCTAAATCATGTTTAGATGTTATTTTAAATTTAGTATTTTCTGATATGCTTGGAACATCATGTTCAAAAGTTATTTCTGTTTTTTCTAATTTGTAATTAGGAGCATATATATTTTTATACAAAGCATTAAACTGATCTGGATATCTAATAGAATAAATTGAAGTTGTTTCATATCCTTGAAGCCCATTTGATAAATGATAATTAGATCCTCTACCATCAACCACTACAATTGTAGCATCTTTAAATCCAGAACTAAAATAAGCTTTTGAAGCGTGCATTAAATGATGACTGTGATGTAAAAATCTAGTTAAGTTATTTTTTTCAATTAAAGATAATCTAAGTAAATAATTATATATAAAAGTAGCAGAATAAATTGGATCATATCCTGTACATAAAGCTACATCTATTTTAGGTGTTATTTTTTTAATATGATCTAAACATAAAATTGGTAAACCACCATCTTTTTTTAATTTAGATAATCTTTCTTCTTGATTATAATAAATCAATTTTTTATCCTTGTATAGGCAAACGGATGAGTTGTGTCCAACTTGAATTGCTAAAATAAACATTCTTTCTTTTAATCACAAATAACATTTATATTAATTTTGTCAACAAACTCACAAAATCAGTATTGACAAACAATTTAGAGAGGTATAAATAATATAAAGAAAGTAATGAAAATTATAGATAATTATTTAGAGAAACCAATATTTGAAAAAATTGAAACCATACTAATGGGAAATAATTTCCCCTGGTATTATTCACCACATATATCAGACGATAAAGATGTGGGTGATTATTTTTATTTTCATAAATTATATAATGAACATAATCAAACAAGTAATTTTTTTAATGATATAGCTATACCTTTATTGGGTGGTTTAGAATTTAAAAAAATTATAAGAATTAAAATAAATGCTTATCAAAAGAAATTAAAAATACTTGAACATGGGTTTCACACTGATTATGAGGAACCACATAAAGTTGCTTTATTTTATTTAAATACTAACAATGGTTATACTTTATTTAAAAATGGAAAAAAGGTTGAGTCTAAAGCTAATAGAATGTTATTTTTTGATGGGAGTCAAGAACATAAAAGTGCTTCACAAACAGATACCAATGTAAGAATTACTATAGTTATAAACTACGAATGAAAAATAAAAGCCTAAAAATAGTCCATTTAGAAGATTTGCTATCCAAACTAGGTTAGAATATAATACTACCAAAATAATAAAAACCCTATATAATACTAGGTTATGTTACAGAAACTCAATTTTAAACCAGGATTTAATAAACAAGCTACTGAATCAGGTGCTGAAAGTGAATGGGTAGATGGAGACTTCGTAAGATTTAGATATGGTTTACCTGAAAAGATAGGTGGTTGGGAACAACTTACCGTTTCTAATGAAACTTTACCAGGTGCTGCTAGAAGCCAACTTGCTTTTAGTAGTTTTAAAGGTGAAAAATATACAGCTATAGGAACCTCTCAAGGTTTGTTTTTATATTACGGAGAAGCATTTTATGACATTACTCCTTTGGATACAGCAATTACTGGAGCAACGTTTGACACTGTTGAAGGCTCTAGTACTGTTACAGTAAATAAAGCAGGACATAATTTAGCTGTTGGTAGATACATTACTTTTACAGGGGTTGTAACTCCTAATGGATTTACATCTTCATCAACGTTTACTGATGGAGCTTTTGAAATTAGAACTGTAACTAATAATACTTTTACTATTCAAACTCCTATTGTAGCTGCAGCCGGTGCTTCATCTGGAACAGGGGGAGCTACGATTAATCCTTATGTTGTAGTTGGACCTACTACTCAAACAGTTGGTTATGGTTGGGGCACGTATCTTTGGGGCAATTCTACTTGGGGCACTGAACGATCTACAAGTAATGTGGTTCTGGCACCAGGAAACTGGAGCCTTGATAATTTTGGTGAGGTATTAGTTGCAACTATATTTAATGGTGAAACATTTACTTGGAATGCGGGAGCATCTGGACCAAGAGCTATAAGAGCTTCACAGTCTACAACTAATTTTAACACAACAAACAATCCAACAGCTACAAGAATTACTATTGTGTCAGATAGAGACAGACATTTGTTTCACCTTGGAACTGAAACAACTATAGGTGACACATCAACACAAGATCCAATGTTTGTAAGATTTTCTAATCAAGAAGATTTAAATACATATGCACCTACAGCAACCAACACTGCAGGTACGTTTAGATTAGATACAGGTAACGAGATTAGAGCAGCCATACAAGGTAAAGATTATATTTTTGTAACAACTGATTTAGCTGCTTATGTAATTCAATTTGTTGGTCCACCATTTACTTTCTCTGTTAGACAAGTAGGTACTAACTGTGGATGTATTGGTCAACATGCAATGTCATATGCAAATGGAGCTGTGTGGTGGATGTCAGGTGAAGGTGGTTTTTTTGTATATGATGGTACAGTTAAATCTTTACCATGCCTTGTAGAAGATTTTGTATACTCAACTGATGGGGATAATTTAGGATTAAATTATAATTCGGCAGATGTTATTTATTCTGCGCCTAATTCTTTGTACACAGAAATAAATTGGTTTTATCCTAAAGCAGGTTCAACTCAGATTGATAGATGTGTTACATACAATTATTCAGAAAATGTATTTACAACTTCATCATTAGATAGAACTACCTATCAAGACCAAGGTGTCTTTCAAGTACCTTATGCTACAGATTATGACGATAGTGCAACCCCAGTATTTTCTGCCATATCTGGTATAACTAACAAATACGGAGCCTCTATATATTATGCTCACGAAGTAGGTGATGATCAAATAAACAGTTCGGGCACCACGTCTATTGATGCATTTATACAATCTGGAGACTATGATATTACTTCAAGAAAAAGTGCATTGGGTCAGGCGACAGGGGTTGTTGATTATAGAGGAGATGGAGAGTTCTTTATGTCAGTTAAAAGATTTATACCTGATTTTAAATATTTACGGGGAGATGCCACAGTCACATTATTTGTAAGTTCTTACCCTGATGATACAGCGGTTAGTTCACCACTTGGACCCTTTACAATTACAAACTCTACTGATAAAGTAGATACTAGAGCAAGAGGTAGATTAGTATCTCTTAAAATTTCAAATGACGCTGTAGGTGAGTCATGGAGATATGGTACACTTAGAGTTGATGCGCAACCGGATGGTAGAAGATAATGATAGATAAAAGAATAACTAGTAGAAAAAATTTTCAAGGTGGAGGAGCAGATGCTTCTACTACTTCTTTTTCAAAAAGTTTTGATAGACAGATGGGAACTAACACTGCGTCAAGAGCTAATAAAACTGTAGACAGAAGACAAAAAGAAGGTCAAGATCAAGCAGATAGAGATAATAGAAGAATAGAATTAAACAGACTTGCTAGACAATCAGCGGCAGAGAAAGCACCTGATGTAAAACCAAATCCATTTCAAAGAGGAGGTGGAGGAATAGGACAATTACTAGCGTCTCTACTTGGATTTGCTATGGGTATCCCAGGTCTTGGTTTAGCTTTTTCTAAAAAAGGAATGAAATTTATAGGGGACAAACTTGGAAGAACTAATCCTGATGGTACTCCTATGAGTACAAAACAATTTGAAAAAGAAATGTATGATAAACGACAACAAAATAGATTAGATAAATTATTTGCTGCAAAAGATAGGGGATTTAATCAAATTGGTTTTGGTGACTTTACTAAAAAGACTGTGGATTTTACTCCAGGTCAACAGGCTAAGATAGATGAATTATTGGCTAAAGGTTATCTGCCTAGCACTGCGAGAGATGTAGATAGTGCGAGAGGTAGTAATTTAAGAAACGACTTAACTACGACTATAAAAGAGTTAGCGCAACCTAATATAAATGAGTTAGCACAACCTAATATAACGGACAAATTATTCCGAAAGAATTTTAATTCTTTTCCAGGAATGGGAGTAACATCTCAACCTAATATTAATAATGAGTTTGGACAATCTCCACAATTTAACGCAAGTTTAATAAATGAGTTTGGACAATCCCCACAATTTAATACAGCTTTAACGAATGAATTTGGAACTGCAGATAGAGGTATAATAGATTCCAATGCAGCCTTTGCTTTTGGTCTTCCTTATGGAACTTCAGATCAAGGTTATGTATCACCTTATGGAACTCCTGATGATCCAGAGGCTAATGTTTTACCAACATCTAACGAACCAAAATATATGTTTGCCGGCAACTATTCTCAAAATGCAGTTGGCAATCAACTATATGGAAAAGAATATGATTTGTTAAGTCCATTTGAACAAGAACAAATAAATAAAGCAATTGAAACATATGGAACTAGATCTACAGGTGAGTTAGCTTAGATGTTATGGCAAAGATAAGTAACTATATACCTGAACCTAAACCAGAGTATGAAGTAGAAAACCAAAGACAAATACTTGAGTCTTTAAACACAATGAAACAACAACTTAATTTTTCTTTTCAACAAGACTTAAAAAATGAACAAGATGCATT